TCGTTATGTACCTTGCGACAGTGAAAGTTTCTAATCACACCCTCACTAGTTTCTACGCGGTGGATCTTAGTCTCTGCGTAAAATTGCTTCTCGTCATCCTTCCAAGGGAGGATACGAATCAAATTAGTACCTTCTTCGAGACGAAGAAAGCTATCGAGGAAAGATTGGTTAGACTTAGCCTTAGCGCCACCGCTAAGTTCCTCATGCTTACGACGAAGTTCATCAAGATTAATTGCCATTAGTTTCTCCTGTTTGGTTGTTTAGTTTGTAAAACCTGTTACGAGTATTATAGTCAAATCGACATGGATTGTCAACTAGTTGTAGATGTTTTTTTCTGCTCTCGCGTTCGAAGACATTTGAATCAAAGTATCCTTTTTATGAGATAGGCTGGTTACGATGCCTTTTAATAAGTCATACTTGGTTTCCAGATCAATTTTCTTTCTTGCTAGAGTAAAATAACCTTCGTGACATTTTACAAAAGACTCCATTATCTTCTCAGTGACTTTTTCTCCTGCTTCTATTCTCCTAGTATACTCTCTATTTCTAACGGAAGCTTCAAAAATTTCAAACTCTGTATCTATTTCTCTTACCTTTTTCTTACACATAGCCAGCAGCCCATAATACCAAGAGTATAGACTTGCTTGTCTACCTAATTCATCATCAATTTTACTGGGATCTAACTTTGTAATCTCCCTTACAATATCAGGGTAAGCTTCTTCTGTTATATCATTAAGTTGTGCTTCTAAATTATTCATTTTACTCCTCACATTGTTGCGGTAAGTTCTGTTAATTCATCACTCTCTTGCATTAGGGATCCTTCAGTCATACGTAGAGTGGAATAATTTACATCCATGGGGATTACATACCTCTGCTTACTATCTCTAGCCTTGATAACATAACCCCGCATCTTTCCATTGTCATATTCTTCCTCGGTTTGATTCAAAGAGATTGCCCAATCCACTGTCCTAATCTTGCCGTAAGAATCAGCAAGCTGTGCATCGGTGATAAGATTCACTCTCCTACCTTCACGATTAACCTGAGAAGCGGTCCACACAAGACAGTTATACTCTACTGCGAGTCCTCTAAGTTCTTCCGCAATTCTCTGTTGAGCCATATACTCCTGCTCGATAAGGCGTACTGGGCGTAGAAGTTCCAAATAATCCACAATAATAAGATCGGGTTCAAAATTGTCATAACTCTTTAATTGTACCAGGAGTGCTCTTAGAGTATTTACATTAGCTTGGCCTGTAGGAAATTCCTTAATTACCAAATGAGACTTAGGAAAATGCTCTCTAAATAAGCCAAGACGTTCATTTAATTGAAGCTGAGTTGAAGGCTCCTTAAGTTTAGAAACGGGTAGCATGGTAATGATGGAATCGAACCTATTTGCAATCTTATCCTCCGACATCTCCAGGGAGACATACAGAACCTTCTTATCCTCCATCATGGAAGCTACTGCCTGATTAACTAAGAATAGGCTCTTCCCTGTGCCAGCAGAGGCGACGACCATACACAACTCTTTTGCATTATGGCCTCCCTCCAAATACTTATTACAAGAGGGTAAGATAGTCCTATATTTATCAGTTTCTTTCCTAGAAAGGAGACGCTTCCATCTTTCCTTAACCGAGGAAAAATATTCTTGTCCATTATCTACTGTTCTTGAAACCATAAGAGCCTGTCTGATGGTCTCCTCAGTCTCATCTAATCTGTCTTCTTTAACAAGCTCTACGCACCTACGGATAGCCCCTTTTACTTCCTGCTTACGAGCAAAGTCTTCAATATAATCGAGCAGAAAATCCTTACTATCAAATGCACTTACATCAAGCCCATTAATATAGGTAAGCTCATCCTGATAGTCCGAGAGGTCGTCAGAAGGGGACTTATTCTCCCTAGCCATCTCAACAAGCAAGTCATCCGTAGGCAATTTCAAATACTTATCAAAATATTCCCTAGTCAGAGAAAATAGCTTTCCGTGAACTGGAAATTCAAAATGTTCCGGCTTTACCAGATTAACAATTTGCAAGTAAAAATCTTTATCAGACTTCAGTAAGTATAGAATCGTTCTTTGGATGTTATCTGAGAAACTGTATTTCATTGGTTTTTAGTAGATTGAGTTTAAGTTGGGGTTAATATCTTTATACGGGTCCATTCCTGCTCTATTATACCAGTCCACTGTGATTTGTCTAGCTTTTTCCTTACGGGCGGCGGTTTCTTTATCCGAGCATTTACGTGCAGTACCTTCTTTAACCATCTTTTCAAAATTAGGAACCATTCTTTTATAAACTCTTGCACTCTCTCTTGTTCGCTGTTTTGAATATTCGCCCTCTGACTTTAAAAACTTATCAGCAGTTTCTTTATCCATACCATCTCTGTGGAATCTTTCTGCCTTAGCTTGATTAGTGTAAAAATCCATACCCTTAAAATGAATGGACGGGGCAGTATACACCCTAGGTCTTTGTTTATTACACATAGAGCACTTACTCCTTTTGGGAGGCTTACTCATGGGTGCTTCTTTTTCCCAATAAACCTTACAATCATCACATTCAAACATATAGAAAGGCATTAGTCTACTTCGTGGATTCGCACCATTACTTCCTCTTCTGACATTATAATAAATTCATTACCTCTCAAATTTACAGAAGTTCCAGAATGTGGAGGAACTAGGACTTTATCTCCCCGTTTTAGGTGTAGACAATCGTCACCCACTCCAAATATCTCTGCTTCTAGTGGATGCTCTTGTGCGCCCGTAGCAAGAATAATACCTCCCTCTGAGACTGAGGCGGGAGTATCCCGCCGTAATAAAACTCTACTTCCCAATGCCTCTAATTTCATAGTTTTTTCTTTAACTTTAGCCGTTTTCATAATTTTTTCTTTAACTTTAGCCACAGTCACCTCCATTTATTGAACAGAAAGTCGCATCTTGAACTTCCTCTTCTATTACAGACTCCACACCCATATAAATGTGAATATTTTCTTCATTTAAAGGAATAGCCTCCAAAGGCTCCTGACCTTTGGACCCTGCTCTGTAGACAGTTAATCCTTTTAAATATGGTGCAAAGGCTAAAGCAGTATTACTTAATTCTTCCGCAGTAGCACTAGAAGGTAAATTAATAGTCTTACTAATGCTGCTATCAATATATCTTTGGCATACTGCTTGAACTGCCATGTGTTGTTTTGGAGGTACATCGTAGGCTCCTACAAAGTCTTCTAAACTCATTTCCTTCTCATAATACTCTCTAAATAAGGGATCGACTACCACGGTCTCTTGCCAACTATTATTCTCACGGTAACGTCTTTTATACATGGCAGCGAAAATAGGCTCCACGCCTGAGGAAACCCCATGCACCATACTAATAGTGCCCGTAGGAGCCACGGTTAGCATAACTGCATTTCTAATACCGTGCTCCCTAATAAGCATTCTAATTCTAGCAGGTAAGGTTCTAGCGTATTCCTCTTTCAAATATTTAGAAGCATTAAACTCTTCGAAAGGCCCTTTATCCCTAGACATATAAATTGAGGTTTTATAAGCTTCATCACGGAAAGTGCTCATAAGCCTATCGGTAAACTCTAAACACTTATCACTACCATACTTAATACCTAGCTTAATCAGCATGTAATGATATCCTAAAACTCCAAGACCGATCCTACGAGACTTATGAGCAACTTCTCTGCACTCCTCAATTGGAAAAGAATTAACAGTTAATACGTTATCAAGGAATCTAATACCCGTCCTCACAGAAGCAGCGAAACGCTTCCAATCAAACTCCCCATCTTCGACCATATTAGAAAGATTAATATGACCTAAACAGCAGTTGCCAAAATTAGGAAGAGGAATCTCTCCACATGGATTAGTAGAATCTAAAGTCTCAAAGTAAGAAACATTAGTATATTTATTCGCCAAAGAGATATTGTAAATACCTGGATCCCCAGACTCTACAGCATTCCCCCAAATCTGATTCCACAATTCCTTAGCCTTCAAAGGAACTTCCCGCACAAAATTAAACGTGTTTCCTACTCCTGCTGAGTAATGCTGAACTGCTCTTTCATGGGCATCCTCTTCATTTAATCCAATAACATTAACTAAATCAATACCTTCTTTACTAACACGATTAAATGAATAAATATAATACTTTCTATTATTGAACGTAAAATACCAATTTTCATTGTTCTCACATGCTTCTAGAAATCTGTCCGTAACGGCAACTGAGATGTTAAAATTGGTAAGCTCTTTCTTATCCAACTTTACGTGAAGAAAATCTAACAAATCAGGATGAGTAACATCTAGAATACCAATCAATGCGGTTCGACGGTTCTTTCCTGCTCTAACATGGTTCCCAATCTCGTTAATCATACGCATAACAGACACAGAGCCTGGGGCTGAGTTAGAAATGTTCTGGATATCATCACCGCGTGGTCTAATCTTGGAAAAGTTAAAACCAATACCCCCTCCAGCACACGAAATACGATAGGTGTCCTGAATTAACTTTCCAATAGATGCAACAGAATCCCCTGGTTGTAGCACGTAGCAATTTAAAAGATTATAATCCTTTCTACCAGATCCAAATAAGATCCTCCCTCCTGGGATAAAGTCGCCTGAAGCAATAGCGTCATAGAACCTTTTGCACACCGATTCCTTATCTTTATCACTTTCAGCCGAGGCAACGTGTAACGCTACTGACTTAGCACGATCTCTCCAGGTCTTTTCACCGGGGTAGGCATACCTTTGTTCAAAAATAGTCTGGCCGAGATCATTCAGTTGTGCAATCGTCATTAGTTTTCCTTTATCTTAGAGTAGCCGCGAGCCTTAATAATAGTGACTTTGTTCCCGAAATCCAACGCAGATTTCAAATTATTATTATGTGTTATTACGAACAAATCCTTACTTTTTTTCAACTCTCGCATTAATATATACAGACCATTAATACCATCGGAATCTAAATTCTCAGCAATTTCATCAAGAAAAAGAATGTTGGTATTGCTGCCCGTTACTATAGACAAAAGATCCTGTAAAGCCAGCATTATCGCTATATTTATCTTACGTTTCTCACCTCCAGAAAGTGAAATATGCTGTATTTCTTTACC